AGATAATGTAATTCAATATTGTAATCTTGATCTGGAACAGGTGAAACTATTAAAGTAGAACCATTATTGCTTGCAGTAGATAAATCTTTATCAAAATCTGCATAATACAAAGGTCTTCCTCTTTCTGAAGTAGCTACTGCGTCATTAGAATATTCACGCATAAAGCTGGTATGTTTTTTATCTAAGTAATGGTAATCGTTGTTACTGTCTATAACAGCTAAAGAAAAACTAAGTTTAAAATCTGTTGGAGCTGTAAGATAAGTATTCCCGGTTGTTAAACTACCAGTTACATTCTTTCTAAAATAATCGAATTCAATTAACTCAGAAATTCTTTCTTCAGTATTAATGATCATATCGTTTAATGTATTAACAAAAGTTGTCTCTTCGTTTTCTACATAATTTTGTATGAGTGTTTTTAATTCAGTTAATGTCATAATGTGATTGTAACCTCCCCAATTGAACCTGTCATTTCATCTACTGTAAAATTTGATCCAACAATATTTGGATCCATAGAGTTACCTTTTTCTATGTTAGTGTAAATTACAACAACAAAACCTTCACCTACACCTAGGTCTTGACTTGGTCTAGGTTTGTATAAAGCCTCCGGGTCTATTACATGAGGCAATGGTTCTAATTGTGGATGTTTAGGTTCAAAACATTCAGGACATGTTTTTAGTCCATTCCATTCTTCTTTTAATGCAGAAAGCTTGTATTCAAAGCCACATCTATCGCAAATGGCTTTTGCATATTTACCAAGTGCATATGTCATAATTACTGCCTGGTGCTATATGGAGCAATTCTAAAAGAAGATCTATCTTCATCTTGACTTAAAGCTCTTTCAAACTCTTCTTCATACATTTGTTTTAACATTACTACTCTGTCCGGGGCTTTCTTAATTGCTATGTAGTATGCAAGTCCAGCTGCAAAACAAGGATAAAATCTAAAGGGCATATCCATAGTATTAGTTGGTTTATCAGCATCATCCATTCTTACGATTTTATTAAACACTAATACATCTGTGCTGTTCTCTGGAGCTGGCCATATCTTTAATACAGGTGTATTTAACTTATCAAGAAAAAACTGAGATGGTCTAGATTTAGTTGATTTAGTGGGAATGTTTAAATATTCACTTCTACTAATTCTAGACATTTGTAAATCTAGATCAGTTCCATTTGTGTTTCTTCTTATAGAACAATCTAGTACATCAATTATATTAGCGTTTAGTGTGTAATCAGTTTGTCCTTCAGTAACAGTTTGAGTTGCTTGTTCTATAGTCCACTGATTCAACCCCCTATTAGCCCATTCTGCTAACATAAGGTTTATAGATCTCTTTGCTGTTTTTAGATCGTAACCAGTTCTAAGTTCAAGACCGCATCTTTCAAATGCTTCTTCTACAAACTCAGCTACATTAGGTTCAAAATCTGTACTACTAGATGTTGCCATTATTCTTCCTCTGCGTATAGGTTATCAAAAATTCTGTTTACATCCAACGTATAATCTAAATCAGATTTAGAATAATGAATATGAGCAGATGGTTTAAAGTCTGGTGCACCTGTACCTGTTTCAAACCAAGCCGGGTGTGTAACCCTGACTCTGTTATTAGGTAGTGCAACTATATTGCCTGTCCAGGGTCCAGCATCTAATAGTTCTAATACATGACTTTGTTTATGTTGAGCAGGATCATCAGCTATTTCATTCTCTGCATAATCTACTGTAAACATGTACTTAGCTGGATAAAAGTTACCATCTATCTTAGCCATCCAAGGGCAAGGTGTGGCTCTATCTATAATGTAAACTGCATGATGATGTGATGAACAATCCCAAGGTTGAGCATCATGAACTGCCATAGGCTCTGGCCATTCTTCAAAAGGAGTATCTCCTACTAAAGCAGTGATGGGCATCCTAGCCCACATAGCACCACCATGAACAGTATCTTCTTCTTCGCCTTCAGCTTCTATACCGGTGAATATAAGTTGAAAACTTAAACAACGACATGGCATGGTGGTAACACCAACTACCATCGCATGTAAAAATTCTCCTTGGTATTTTTCGTGGTTATGCGTGTACTCTCTCCTAACCCAGCATTTAAAATGTGGGATATTACTTTGCAAATAAGCCACCTTAACCTACTTTTCCGCCTTTCTTGTACCCCTTGGATTTCATCATTCCACCCATCTTCATACCTTTAGACTTCATCATTCCACCCTTCTTGTATCCTTTAGATTTCATCATTCCGCCTTTCTTCATTCCCTTAGACTTCATCATGCCACCCATTTTCATACCTTTGGATTTCATTTTACCGCCACTACTGTAGCCTTTCGTTTTTTTATACATATTTACTCCTAAGAATATTTAGTTCTTTTTCTTCTGTCAGACATAACTTTACCACAACCTCTTGCAATTCTTCTTACCTCTCCACCATTCTTTAATTTAACTTTAGCTTTTGGAGTATTAGCAACAACAGTCTTACCTTTTCTCCCGGCTGCTTTCTTTTTTTTCGCTGTAGTTGAGCGTTCACTCTTTGTTAAGCTTTGTGCTTTAGCTTTAGGTAAACAGCGATCAGGATTCTTTTTATCTTTACTTGTCCCACATGGTCCCTTGATAGAACCGTCTGTACCAATCCTAACCCAATTTTGTTCTCGCCATTCCTTAAGCTGTCCCATTATCTAAGTCTTTCTCTCATTACAATGCCTTGTCCTTTAATGTTAACAAGGCCACCATTTTTCATTTTTTTTGCTTTAGATTTTTTTCCATAGTTTGGATCCTTACAATACTTAGATGCTGCCATATTTGCATATGCAGAAGGATATGTATCAAAGGTTCTTTTAGCCCAGGCTTTACCTTTTGGGCATATTTTTCCACCACTTTTTGCTTTAACCATTTAACATTTCCACCTTTTACGTGCTTGACGTAATCTTGAGTTAGGGTTCTTAGCTGCTTTAGGAAACTTTTTCATCTGTCCAGCTGATCTAGCACAATAAGACTTACGTCTTTTAGCTGCTTTACTGCCTTTTTTTACTGTTCCTGTTACAGCGGTTTTAAGTTTAGATCCTGGATTAGCTTTACGATGAGCAGCAACACCTTTCTTAGTCATACCAGCCCCACTTTTAGTAGGGCGGTAATTAGCCTTTTTACCTGCGGTTGTTCGCCTTATTGGCTTTTGACGAGTAGGCATTATGCATAAAACGCTGTCATAGTGCCAAAAGTGCTTTGCGTATACTGAATATAAATACCATCAGTAAATAACAATCCATTGTCAGGGATGGTTATATCTCTAGTTGTTGTAGCCGAACCTACAGATCCAAGTTTAAACAAACTAGTTCCTATTGGAGATGTTGTTAAGAAATCAATGTTTCCAGCATTTCCAGAACAAACTAAGTTTAAACCTTGCAATCTAGCTCTTCCTGCAAAAACAACGTCTGCAGCTGAATTATTAATTCCTGCTGATACGTTTCCAGCCGGGTTACCGACTGCTGATATTCCAGTTACTGTTTTAAAGTATTTACTTCCAGTAGCAGTACCAGCATTAGCACCCGTTATGGATTCTGTTTGAGCATCACCGTTAACATCTGTGCCAGTAACAGTAAATGACTTTGCTGAGTCATCTCCAGCAGAAAGAATAGTGACTACTCTTCCTGAATCAAAGGTACAAGAACCGCCAGAAGCCAACGCACCACCTATTGTGAGTGCTGCGTTATTGCCTACAGCTGCTGCTGCTGATATTCCATCGGCATCTAAAGCCTGAGTGTCCGCAGTAAGAAACTTACCCTGGACATCTGAGCCTGTCATTCTACCTGTCATAATTTACCCCTTACGCTATTTGCGTATATTCAATAATGAACGTAAACGAACCTGCGGTTGTAGCATCTACTGTATTAGTAATGTTGCAGTAAATAGTTCTTGCAGTGTCTGTATATTGAACAGAAGCTGGAGCTGTTGTGCCATCTTGAGTTTGTAGAACCAAGCTAGTCACAGTCACATTATGTGCAACAACAGTTGTACCACCATCAAGTATTTCATCAGTNTGAGCTGCAACAATTTGTGCACCNGAAGAAGATGTACCTACTTCATAACCAATATCACCTGTTCCAATAACAGGAGNNACATCACAAAATATNTTNATNTCTGTNATGATTGTATTTGCTGGTTGTGTAAATTCACCTATAGTTGGAGAATCTCCAGCTGTAGTATTTACTGTCACACCAGTTGCAAAACCTACGTGCTTTACATATTTATCAGTAACAATACCTGTAGATGCAATAACAGCTACATCAGTTTCTGCACCAGTAGTGCTATTTGTTGATATTACTTTAAAACCATTTTCGGACCTGACCGGTCCGCTGAATGTTGAATTTGCCATAATTTCCTCCTTTGGAAATAGATTCTATCGTCTTGGCTTGTCTGCTAGGTCAGTCGATAGAACAAAATAATTATCCTAGTCTTTTTGATTGTATAACAGATGTACTTAAAAATGAAACAAAAAAAAGGGAGCCGAAGCTCCCTTTCCTTTTAAAGAGCTTACGCCCCTTGAGATGCAAACACTGCTCTTGGATTCGAGAATCCAAATGAGTATCTTTCTCTTGCTTTGAATCTGACGTTGCCAGTATCAAAGTCACCTTCCATAGAAGTTGAAAGAGGAGATCTCTCGAAGTGTTTAAATCCATCAGGACAATCTGTTAATAAGAACCACGCATCATTATCTGTTAAGAAATGGTTAACTGAATAACCTTCTGGAACCATGCCCATATTCTTAATAGCGTTGATGTCGTTGTCAGACGTATTAACTCTGCCCGGTGTTTGAAGCAATCTATCTGCCACAAATTGTAATTGTGGTGGAATGATTAGTTTCCTGCCTTGAAGGGCAAGAATCATGCTTTTGTCATCGGTAAAAGTTGATACAGAGATCAACGCATCTTCTAATGAAGTCTCATTTAAGTCAGAGTAAGTGCTAGGTCTGTTGCTTAAAGTACCGCCACCAGCTAATGGGTGGGCTGTACTTACTAGAGCAACACCATCTCCACCAGTAAAACTGGATGAGAAAGCATTGTTCAAAACAGCTGCTGCTTTTACTTGCTTAGTGTGAGCCATAGATCTTGCTAACGCTTTGGTGTATCTAGCACCAAGTCTGTCATAAAGATTGTCTTCAATTGCTTCTTCAGTAAGAGCGAAAGCTAACGCAATAGTCTCGTGTGAATACCTAGAAGTAAAGCCTTCAGAAGCTGAATCAAATTCAACAGCATTTCCTTCACCTTTTACTTTAGCATTCCCGAAACCAACGATTAATGTTTCTTCTTCAAAAGCTCTGTCCGAAGACTCAGTTTCAAAGATTTCAGCATGTTCGTTTTCGTAGCGGTCGTACTCCATTCCAAATAAGGCATTTAGACCTGGTTCTAGCTCTTTTGCTAGTTGTGATCGATTAATCGCCATTACTAAACTCCTGTAGTTTGAGCATAGAGGTGCTCGTTAATTTTAACAATCATGTTGACGTATGTAGAAAGACTTCCAGTACCTAGAGCGTTATTCTCTGGGTCATTGGAGAATCCAATAATTCTACATTGAGCTGTACCTGTAGCCATAGTGCCACTGAGATCTACATTAGATCTACCAGTTGTTGTACTACCAGCAGTGTAAACAATGTCAGCGTTTAAACCGACAACTGTTTGTACCACACTACCTGTAGCAGCACTTTGTACTTCAAATAAAGCATTAGGATCGTCAACTACGAAAGCCACCGCGTCAGCAGATGCAGTTGTTGTCGGCCAGTGAGATGAATAAATCACATCTCCGGCTGAGTCAGTGTATCTGCATCCCTGAAAGACTCCCAATAATAAATCGCCAGCAGCAGCGACAGCTATGCCACCTGTGTTGACCATTTTTACTGGGTCGCCTGTAAAGATACTTCCGGTTGTACCTGTAAGAATATCGTACTCAGTTGTTCCTGTGCTATTAGAAGCACTTCCAAGTTTTCCTATAGGTCTTAAACCGAATTTAGCATTTATATTTGCCATAATAGTTTCCTAGTTAATATTTATTCTAGAAATAGTAATTACTTACCACTTCCACCAAAAGTAACCTTTGATGACATTTTACTTGAAATTGGCATCGAAGGATTCTCTTCACGCATTAGGTCGTTCTCTACGGCAGTCATTTGGTTTTGAGTTTGTTGTTCAAAGAAATCATT